TCGTGGATAATGCTAAGGAGCAAAGCATCTGATTTTGATTATTCTACTATTCCAAAGCTGTATAATGATTGGAAATTTCATTTCAACAAAAAGTCTACCGCGGGAGATGGAGTGACGCGAAAATCGATAATGTATTGGGCAAAACAAGATGCGTTTGAAGAATATGAAAAAGTAAAACGATCTACGATAAATAGCTATATTGAAGAGACCATATTTGAAGTAGGTGATTGGGACTATGCGATGGTTTTATTTCATATGTTTAAAGATCGTTATGTTTGTAGTAGTTTAACTAACAAAACTTGGTATGTATTTAATAATCATCGATGGGAACAGGATGAAGGCATGACTTTACGAATGGCAATATCCAAAGATTTATTTCAACTATATTCAGATAAACAAGCAGAATATTTGTCAGACATGCAAAGTTTCAAAGAAAATGAAGATCATCATGAAATAGTTCAAAAGAAGATAAAGAAGATAGCTGAAATTTGTATAAAATTAAAGAAAACAGGAGATAAAAATAATATTATGCGAGAAGCAATGGAAATTTTCTTTGATAAAAATTTTGTGAGAAACATGGACGCAAATCCATATCTAATGTGTTTTACAAACGGAGTTGTAGATTTCAAGAGTAAAATATTTAGACATGGGTATCCACAAGATTATATTACAAAGACAACAGGTATACCATATGTGGCTTTAAATCCTGAAATGAATAGTTCCACAATAAATGAACTGTGTACATTTATGGAACAGCTGTTTCCACAGAAAGACTTGTGCCGATATATGTGGGATCATTTGGCAGCCACTTTAATTGGTATAAAGAAAGAACATGCGTTCAATATTTATCGTGGTTCAGGTTCAAATGGCAAGTCTATTTTAACAGAGTTAATGTCGCAGTCATTAGGTGATTATAAAGGTACAGTTCCTATAACATTGGTAACTGAGAAACGAAATGCGATAGGTGGCACATCATCGGAAATCATACAATTAAAAGGGGTACGGTATGCGGTTATGCAAGAACCTTCAAAAGATGCGGTAATAAATGAAGGTATAATGAAAGAACTAACAGGTGGTGACCCGATTCAAGCAAGAGCGCTGTTTTGTTCAAGTGAGATATTTATTCCTCAGTTTAGCTTGGTTGTTTGTACCAATGCGTTATTTGAAGTAAGAGGAGGAGATGATGGCACATGGCGAAGAATGAAACTGGTAGACTTTATTTCAAAGTTTGTGTCAGACGGAGAAACTCATACAGATGATACAAAACATATATTTCCAAAAGATAAAAGTTTGAAAGAAAAGTTACCATCATGGGCAATTGTATTTATGAGTATGTTAGTGAATCGTGCGTTTGAAACAAATGGTGAAGTGGTTGATTGTGAAGAAGTGAAAGCAGCTTCAAATAAATATAGACAAAGTCAAGATTGTATTGCTGGATTTATTGCTGATAATATAGAAAAAGTTCCAGGAGCACACTTAGGAAAAAAAATATTGAATAGTGTATTTAAAGAATGGTTTCAATTAAATCATTCTGGTAGAAAAATACCAAAGTTGATGGAATTAGAAGAAGCAATGGATAAAAGATTTGATAAGAAAACAAATAAAAGTGGAGCTAAAGAGTGGATAGATATAAAAATAAAGAGTGATGATGGAGATGATGATGTATTAGATGAATTTTAAATCAAATAATCAAATAATCAAATAATCAAATAATCAAATAATAAAATCAAATAATTTATAATATAATATTTTTTAATATTATATTATTATTTTTATCTAAATTAAATCTTTACAAATCATTGTACACATTTTTAGGTAATCGTATCCAAATAGAATAAAAAAATCCATAAATTTTTCTTAAAATGAAATCAATATAATATGGATATAATAACGCAATAAATTGTAATATAATTCTTATACCAAAATTATAAGAAGTTCTCATAAACAGAGCAAATGCAAAAATAGGTATAACAAATAAATAATATATAAACATTAAAACAGAATGCCAATATTTTAAATCTTCTATAGCTTCTGTTTCATAATATGTTTTTCTGTCATTCGTTAATACATCCGCATGATGACCCTTAATATTCTTTTGTATTACTTGATTTTTTTCTAAATAAACTGAATATAATTCTTTTGTATAAGCTGAATTAGTTAATTCGGTATTATAATACGAATTCATAAGCTTCGCATTAGAAATTTCTTCATGAAAATTATCTGCTAACATTTTTCCCATGATAACTGCTTTTTGTTTTAATTCTTTTTCTAACATATCATTATAACGTGGTTCACCTTCAGTAAAAACGTAATAATTTTTCTTTGATGTTTCTAATTGAATAGGTGCTGTTTGTAAATTTGTTTGAGCATTTAAATATTTTTGTTTAAGATCTTCGCTTGTTTTTATTTTTTGACAAGTAGGACCACATGAAAGTGCGCTTAAAGATTGTTCTAACAAAGAATTTAATTTTTCAGTAGAAATTTGTTGTTTTTGTAATAATTTATCAGCATCTTTGGTAGAATCATTATTAGTATTATTAGTATTAGTATTATTTTGTAAATCTGAAAATAATTTATCCATCTTGTATTATTATTAGATTAAAAATTATACTGTTTCTATCAAAGAGTAAATAATAAGTATTTTATTTAATAGTTGTATGACTTAACATTTTCTTGTAATCTTGTTGATGGATAATCCGCCAAATAAGCATATTTTCCTAATACTCCACTAACAAATGCTTCTTCTGTTGTAGTAGTTTCTCCATTTTTTTTCTGGTTTGCGTTATATTGAGAAGTTGGAATACATTTATTTTGTAATTCATCATAAATATTATTATCATTACAACATTCAGCACCAACACATACAATTGTAGGTGTTTCCCAAGGATCAGAACTTGTACTTGTATCAGTTGTTTCTCCAATCGTCTCATTAATAGTGGGGGCATCTTCTTTATTAAAATACCAGTTATATTCATCGTAATTTATTTTATCTCTATTAGAGATATCAATAATTTTATAACCAATTATCGTTAAACCAAATACAATTATAAGTCCTGTAACTATTATATTTAATTTTGAAGGAATAATACCTTTATTTGCTAAAATAGTTAAAATCAAAATTGGAATACACATAATAACAATTATTTGCATAATTTCTTTATGGGCATTATATTGTTTTCCATAATAAGTATTAATTTCAACCAATCTAATTTTATTATTTTTTTGTTCTTCAAGCAAATTTAACCGTCTTTTGGAATCATTTAATTCATTTTCAATGACATCAACTGAAAGCATTTGATCATTTACTACGTTTCTTGAAAAAGAAACATTTTGTTGGTAATTAGAATAACTATCTTTTAAATTAGAATACATATTAATTCTCATTTGTGAAATTTGATTTATTTTATCGATGACTTGTTTTCTTTGGTCTGCGCTTAAATTTTGATTTTCTAAACTATTATAAAGATTCATTTCAGTTGATTGAAGTGTTTTAATATTGCTTATAAGTTGATCATTTCTTTCTTGTAAATTATCTGTCATAATATAGAATATAGATAGATAATTATTTCTTTGTTTGATTAATAGTAACTGTTAATAATCCAATAGCTAAAATACTCCAAAATATATAACTATAGTTCTCTTGTAAAACTGTTATATCCGTATCACTTAACATGCTATTTATATCATTCATTGTAATTATTTTTTTATCTGTATTTATATCTGTATCAATATTTTTCATACCTTCTTTTCCTTTTTTAGAACTAAAATTATTATTAACAGGCATATTTAATTCTGTTTTTATTTTATTATCATTTTGTTTATACATATTTATATTTTTATTTAATTGAACCGAATTTTTTGAAATAGTATCATACATATTGTTGTTTTCATTATATAAATTATTACTTTGATTTGCTATTTGTTGCCCAACAGATAACATACTATTTTGTAAATTTGTTAAATTTGTTTTATCTTGTGTTACGATAACTGGAGATCCACATGTTGTTTCTGAAGTCATAGGATCACCTTTAATATAATTTTCGTATTGAATACTATCTATGTCTACTAAATCTTTGCTACAAGAACTATTTAATGATGAACTAATTTCCGGCTTTCTTATACCTAAAATAATTCCACTATTTGAATAATATTGTTTTTCACCATTAGGATACATTCCTGAATTCTTTAAATAGCATAAATTTCCATTTGGCTGATAAACAAATCCAGAACAATCTCCATTTGCGTTACATGTGTCTATACAACCTTTTTCTCCTGTTGTTGTTGTTGTTTGCTGAATATCATTTCCCAAAGAATCAAAATCGTTTAATAATTGATACTGATTTGATTTTGATAGTAAAGAAGATGGATATTCTCTTAACTTTGTTTCATTATCTATGTATGCTAATTTTCCAAGAACACCTTTGTTTCCTGTTTGATCTATTTTATATACCGCATTAACCCAACCAGATCCAAATGTTTGATTATTATTTATAGAACAACCTGATTTTGTTTCTGAAGTATATAAAACCAAATTGCCATCTTTTTGCATCATTAATTTTATAGAACCATCATTTGAACCAATCCATTCATCCGCTGTCAATGTTTCTCCTGTTTTCATATAATTACGACCATATTTACCTTTAGACGCAACCCAATCAGGATTTGTACTCTTTTGTTTTCCATTAGTATGAGTCATCCAAATTCCTGCTTTTTCATTTGACGGATCTGTGCCTTTATATAAACACATGTTACAATCATCCTGTAAAATCATATAATATTGGCATTCTGTACTCATATATTCATTACAATCTAATATCATCGTTTGTCCTTCAGCTGGCGATAGATTTTTTGTAAATGATTTACCACCGCATTTATAGGCGACATCAAATGATTTAGCACATCCAGAAGACGGATCACCAAAAGTATTATTTGAGATAGGTATAGAACAACTTTGTGACCAATTACAATTTAAATCAGTTCCAACTTTTGTTGTAACATTTCCTATTGGAGCACTACAATTCCCCCCATATGTTGCGGAATCTATCATCATAGTTCCCCAATTTACACAAGTAGGGTCCGCATCGTTTGAATTAAAAATAGCTGTATTATTCATATCATATATTGTTATTTGTCCAGAACCAACGATTTGCATCGTATTTTGTTGTCCTGTTGCTGTGTTAGATGACCATAATAATATTGAAGTGGTTTGTTTAGAAGCATCTCCGTAGCTGATAGTTCTGTCATAATCATTACTAACAAGACATGCTGCGGTTCCATTTGATTGTACATCTTGTAATCCAAAATATTCATATTCATTATCAATGGCATATTTTTGACATTTTTCAAATGTAGTGTAACCAATTGAATCAGAATTATAAATCATGGCTCTATCTGAATTTGTAAAGGTGGAATCAGAACTAACAACTAAATTTAATTCAGCAATTTGAACAGTGTCTCGTTTTGTAGTTTGATCATCATTGCCCACCTTTTCTACAATAATATTATATGCCCCATAACTTCCTGGATTCGCTACGTTATATGTTTTAGATTTTAAATCAGGAAATTTCTGTCCAACCTGACGATCAACTTCATACCATTGTTTATTTGTGTTTGAGTAACCTAGCAAATACCATGTATTAGGAGTACGTGTTAAAAACCAATTGCCATCAGTCCGAGGGGAAATAGAATACTGAGTTACTTTCATATTTTGAACAGCATCTGTATTTACACCAGGCAAATTTACTTGTAAAAATTCACCTTTTACAGTTAAAATGCCAGAATTTACTGTATTAACTTCTTTGCTATTTGTTCCTTGATATAGACCTGTATTAGTGTTATATAAATTATTACTAGCTTCTCCAGCATGCCAAAAAGTAGTTGTGGTTTGATCAAAAGCAGCCCAAGGTCCCATTGAATTATTATTTTGATACACACTAGAAGCTAGAGTCACAAATCCATTTAGTGAATTAGATGAATTCATAATAGGAATTGCGTTGACATTTGTTGAAGTAGGTTTGTCATTATAACATCCTACATAAGAAGATGTAGGATTATCTATTAATTTACTAACGTACACATTTTTGCCTTCATTGCCACATGATTGGTTTGAAACCATATTTTGACCTTGTAGTAAAGAAGATGAATAATCATTTACAGGTACATTAGACATAATATTTTTAGGACAACCATTTTTTCCAGCAACTGAATCAAATGTTGCTTGATCTGGATAAGGTTTAAAAAGACCCTGTCCAGAAACATATCCTCCATATCCTAAATCAGTTACAGGATATCCTGATGTATTTTGAGGTAAAGATATATTTTTATTTAAATATGGATTATTACTACTTGTTCTATTAATAGATACTAAACTTCCACTATTTACTTGATTTTGTGTATTATTGTATTGACTTTGTAAATCATTGTACTGACTTTGTAAATTTGTTAGTTTATCAAGATCAGCTTTATTAGATTGATTAACTATTTTTGCTCGCTCATCTCTTTGTTGTAACAAATCGGTTGACTGTTGATCAAGATTTATGTTAGTATTATTAGTAAATCCTTCTTTTTTTTTATAAACTCTGTTGCTTTTTGCTCCATGAATTTGATTTTCAACACTTGTTTTTATTTTTCCTTGAAATTTTTTAAATTGTTTTCCTTGATTTAAAGATAAATTAATTAAATCATCATCCATTATTAATATAGATTAATACAAAAAATAAATATTTTGTATTAATTATTTATGTCATTTAAATTATTCAGAACAAATAGTTTTAACCATTATTTCTGTTACTAAATAAGGATCCATATTGGAAGCTGGACGTCTATCTTCCAAATAACCATAATTATCAATACATACTTGTAAAGGAATTCTTATAGAACAATTTCTATTCTGTTTGTCCCAAGAAAATGTATGAATATTACTCGTCTCATGATTTCCTGTAAGCCTTTTATCATTATCTATTCCATAAACGGCTATATGTTCATCATGTTTTTTTGCTAATTTTTCACATGCTTCTACAATATATTTCATTCCTAATTTTTTTTTTGCTGTCCACACTGGTGGTTCTGATAAAAACCCTTCCCATTTTGTATGATCACCTAATCTCATTTTGTTAGTTGAAAAATTTGTGTGCCCACCACTACCATTCCAATTAGGAAATAATTTAGGATGAAACGATACACAACAATTATATTTTTCTGTTATTTTATGTAAGAAAAACCTCGCAACTAACAAATCATCTGATACCGTAAGCATATCACATGTACCTATTTGAAATTCCCATTGTGATGGCATTACTTCCGCATTAGTTCCGCAAATATGAATGCCTGCATTTAAACAACATAACATATGTTCATCCGCAATTTCTCTACCAAAAGCACGATCGCCACCTACAGAACAATAATAAGGACCTTGAACACCTAAACCAGGTTCTGAACCATTTAACCATTTATATGGCTTACCATCTCTTTCTAAAATAGTATATTCTTGTTCGATTCCAAATAAACATTCATTATCTTTAAACTTAGTTGATGTTTCTTCACATTTAGCACGACTATTAGTTTCATGAGGAGATAAATCTTTATTTAAACATTCACATAACACTAAAACTGATTCAAAGGAAGAATTTATTAAAGGATTTTTATATAATCTAACTGGTCTAATAATAACATCGGAAACGGTAGTTAAAGATTGACCAGTAGAAGATCCATCAAAATTCCAAATAGGAAAATCTTCTATCTTAGAATAATGAAAAAAGGAATTTTTTTGAATTATTTTTATTTTAGATCTTAAATTTCCGTTTAAATCAGACCATACATATTCTGCGATCATAGTATTATTAGTAATATCAATATTATTAGAATTCATTATAATAATATAATATGAAACATTTAAATGGTTTTATTAAAATTTTATATTTTAAATTTTACATTATTTAACCACTAAAATTTAATTTATAAATTAAAAATGAAATTAAAAGGAACCCCATAGTAGCATAACCAGCAGGTTTACTTATACTGAAAATAGATATAAAAATGATTAATATAAAAACTTTATTTATAATAAAATCAGCGGTTATATTTTCATCAGAAGAATTAATCATTTTTTTTATCACAATAAAAGATATTATTACTGCAACTAATGTCCATAATCGTAAACTTAAATTTTCTTGATTAACAACTAATGTTTGATCATTTAAATCAGCTTCAATGCTATTATATTCATTCAGCATTTTTGCCATTTCACCTTTATCATAATATAATTCATCGTAATATTGGTCAAATTTTTGTTTTTGGTTTTTATTATTTTTATTTTCCTCTTGAAGTTTTGGTGTCATTTTATTTGTTTCTGTTTTTAATTCTTCATTAATGGATATTAATTTATCATTTAATACGCCAAGTATCAACAAAACGCCTTTTAATTTAGGAATTAATGCGCTATCATCAGATAAACCGGCAGAAACAGTTCCATCTCCACCTCTTGCCCAACAATATCGTTTTACTGGATTAAATGTCGCACCTGTACAATTACTATCAGATGCGCACATAGATATACATTCTTCTTTTGAACTAGCAGGTCCTTCTTTAATTCCATAGGTTCCCCACCATGTTCTTCCAGGCAATTCAGTATATTCCTTTCCTAATGAATAAGTAGGTTCTGTTTTAGTAGTGTAGTCAGTAGAATCCCCATAACAACCTTTACGGTGATCTGTATCTGTCAAAGTAGCCCATAAATAGCTGTCATTTACAAGACCATCATATGTTTGACCATTTTGCCAATCGCCTATAGTTGGTGCTTCTGTAGTACATCCTTGATCAGACCATATTTTATTATAACATTCTTGAGAAACGCCCTTTGATTCCATCTTATATTTTTCACATGGATTAGATGATGTATTTAAAATATTGATGTAATTTTTATATGCTTCTTGATATTGCTTTAAATAAAGGTCATACTCTTTTTCAAGAGTTGATATATTTAATACAGCATTATTAATAGTATCATTATTATCCATAATATATATACATAAAGAAAACTATAAAAATATAAATATAAATATAAATATAAATATAAATATTAGAAAACAGGTAACCTATTTTTGGAAAAAGATGCTAAAAATATTAAAAAAACACATTTGTAAAAAAGATGTGATGAATTAATATATGTTTTACAAATGGTTGTTTCAGAGGGTTTATTTAAATCTAATACACTAAACTTTGGAAAAGTATTTGTATTATATTTTCTGTATATTTCTAATGATTTTTGATTTGATAATGCGATATAATTATCAAAATGTTTTTTAAAAAATGGACATGATGTAAAAGTTGTATTTACATTTACTATTTTATTTGTTTTTGAGGTGATATTGTTTATTTTTGAAAATATGGAAAAAAAATTAGTCAACATTGATAATTATTTATAAAATTTAATTATCAATTAAATGTATTAATTATAAATTATAAATTATAAATTATGGTAAATTGACTGGTTTATTCAAGATCTTTACCGTTATTCCTGTTAAGACTATTATACCTATAAATAATTCCCAATTTTTATAATATTGTATATTGTATTCTTCTTTGGCATCATCTATCATAATTGCTGATCCATCTTCAGTTGTTTGAATATTATTTATTAATAATAATAGTTCAGCACTTAAATCTTTTTCATCCTTTAATTTATTTGAAATGGCTGCCATTTCTGTATTTAAATCTTTAATATTTTTTTGAATATTATTAGTAACTATAAATAATTCGGAATTTAATCCTTGTAAATGTCCTTTACTTGTAGAAAAAAAATTCTGATATTCATCTACTTCTGGATTTTTATTATAATACACATAATATTTTTTAAAATCATCTAAAGCTGAAAAAAAACTATTCTTTATTCCTTTTATTTTTTCATCAAATTTATTTGCTTGTGGATTCATATTATATATAAATTATATATTTATTTAATTATTATTGCAAATTCTATAATAAGGAGCACTAATTGCTGTTTTACTAGGTCTAATTATTTCACAAACCTGACCTGGTCTAATACTTATTGCCTGAGCAACTGGATCAAATCTGGATATATCTGGAAACTGTCCATCATGCATAATATTATATCGTGTTTTAATTTGAATTGTTTCTGAAGCAGATAATACACGATGTGGTGGTACCAAAACATGATTTAAACAATTAAATTGTAATCGCCTTAAACTTTGAATTATAATGAAAATTTTATCTTGTTCCCAAATATGCTTTAATGTGTTTGACAAGGTTTCATTTACCTCATCTTTTACCACAATCAGCAGTGTATCTGTTTTTTTTAGTACTTCTTCTACCATAAAGAGGTCGTCTAACATTTCCTGCAAATTATTAGGACGCAACGCTTTTGCTAAATAATAGCGAATATATATTTTTCCCTTGGTTTTTGTGGTGGGGTCTTCGTCCAATTTTTCTAAAATCATATCAAGTTGATTATTGGTTTTCATTGTATTTACTTCATTAACACTAAAGCCATTATATTCACTTATATCATAACCTTGTGTATTCATTTGCTCTAAAAGAATACTTCTAGATTTGTATACGGCGGAAGTTAAACTGCTGATTTGACTGGACATTGTCTTATATTATAATATAGACATATTGATTTTATTTCATTTCAATTTTAAATTATATTATTTATAATTGAAAATTATTAAAATACGTTTATTTTATTTATTTATTAAAATCTTACAGTTTTAATATTGCTATCGCTATTACCGCCTGATTTATTACTTGTGTCATCTTTTTTATCGCTACTTTCTCCTTCTGATTTATTACTGTCTTTCTTATCATTATCTTTATTTTCAGTAGGAGCTAACATTTTTAATTCAGGACTTTCGTATAATTTTTCTGCTGAAGTTTTATTTTCAGGAACAATGATTCGTAATTTATTAAATTCATCAGAAGGATTCCCATTTTTTGCCATTTCTTCCAATCGTTTTTTTTGATCTTCAAGTGACATTAATAGTAATTTAATTTGTTCTGGTCTTGATAATCTGGTAAAATATGAGTTTAATTCTCCATCTGATCCATAATTTGGTACTATTGGTAATTTTTCTCGTGTAATTAATAAATTTCGCATTGCTTCTTCTTGTTTTTCATCAGGTAAAGAAATAATTTGTTTTTGTTCTTCATCTGTTAGTTTAGTCCACATGTCTTTTAATCCTGATTCTGAAAAATCGGGGGCAGCAAATCCTGGACTAAATTGACTACTTGTTGTATTCCATTCATTCTGGGGTTGCCATTGATTCATAACATTGGAACTTGAACTTGATAATGTTCCCTCTTCATTAGGAGGAAACCATCCTAATTTTTTATCAATTTCAGCTAATTCCGCTTCAGAAAGATCTTCCCATTTATTTTCATAAAATTGTTGTTGTTGTTGTTGTTGTTGAGGATTTACTTGTACATCAATACCATCAAATTTTTGGGGTTCAACTTCTTGTATATTCATTCTTAATGCGGCATCACTATTTCTTCTTGATATAGCTTCATTTGAAGATTTACTTATTTTTTCATTTAATTGGCTCTTATATTGAGTAACTAACGCATTCATGTCTTTAAAATCTGTATCACTTACATTCATTAATTTATTCAAATTTTTAGATTGATATGACAAATTGAGCAACTGGTCTACATTTTCTTCCGTTATTATTCTCATTTGAACATTCATTACTTGTAGTTCTTGTATTAATAATTTTAACGCATAAGGAACTCTTAAAAGACTGAATGAACGACCAAATCTGCTAAATACATCCAAAATAGGTTCGCCTTCAGGAGTACGATTAAATTTTAATGGACCATCTGACATTGGACTAAGAAATAAATTTTTATTTGGATTATAAATAGCAATCATTCCTGTTTTATTACAAACTGCCATATAATATTGATCTCCACGAACCATATACGATTCATTCAAAAAATATGATAGACCGTGTCCCATAATGCCATCACGTTCCATTTCACCAATACGTAGTCCTCCGTCATTAGCTCGTCCTTGATTTGTTTGTCGTGTTAAGGCACTTCTTCGTCCTGTTGCGCGATAATTTATTTTATCTTTAACCATATGTTTCAAACGCATATAGTATGTAGGTCCTATAAAAATCTCCGAATAAATTTGCTCACCTGTATAACCATTGTATAATAATTGATTTCCAGAACTATGAAAATCCATTTTAGTGAGCATCTCTCCATATGTTTTATAATTGGCACCTTTTTGCGCATATGCGGTACAATCTCCATAAGCACCATATATGGTACACGCCTTACCAAATAAACACTCCACTAATTGACCAATTGTCATACGAGATGGTAACGCATGTGGATTAATAATTAAATCTGGTCTAACCCCATCCGCAGTAAAAGGCATATCTTCTTCGGGAATAATTAATCCCAGAGTACCTTTTTGTCCACAACGCGAAGCCATTTTGTCACCAATTGCCGGCAAACGTTCTTCGCGAATACGAATTTTAGCAATACGAAACCCTTCTTCTCCTTCAGAAATAAAAGATTTATCTACGTATCCAAGTTGACCCTTTTTGGTTGTTACTGAATCATCTGTATATTCGCCTTTTTGATCGGGTGCCGATGATACATGTCCAATTAATATGACTTTTTCATCGATCATTGTGTTTTCTTTAACTAATCCATGTTCATCTAATTGACTGTAATCATAGTCTTCTTTCAACTTGCTTACATTTTGCTTTGTTTCAATATTTGTAAAAGATGAATTGACAGACATACCCGATACTTTAGAACTTGTCTCTCTGGCTTCATAACTAGTATAATAAATGGTTCTAAATATACCTCTATCAATAGAACCCTTATTAATTAAAATAGCATCTTCTACATTGTAACCAGTATAAGACATAATTGCCACAATCGCATTTACTCCATATGGTTGTTCTTCATGATTAATATATTCTAGATATCTGGATTTAATTAAAGGCGTTTGACCATAATTTAAGATTACTCCCATTTTATCTAATCTCATTTGATAGTTTGAATGATATACTGAAACGGCTTGTCTACTTTGACCACAAGAAAAAACATTACGCGGCAATTGATTATCTTCAGGATATGTAATTGAGTTGCCCATTACACCAAACATTAATGAAGGATCTATTTCCACATGAGTAAAATACTTATTCTGTTTTATTTGATCTACTGTTGTAGCAATTAATGCGCTTTCTGCTTCTGATGTGTCCATATAATCAATAATACCTTTTTTGTTTTCAAACATATCAAGTAAATTGGCTAATGAACTATGACCAGGATATAATACATTTGTATCATATAAAATATTATTACGAACAGCAAAATTTTCGTCACTCTTCGGTTCAAAACCAGAAACAGCTTGCTGCCATGTGTATTCTCTCGCCTCAATTAGATCTTTTATTTTACCATTATTGTAAGAAATATAAGTATATATTAAATTGCCTGTTTTATCTTCTTTTTGAATATTTCTATAAAAAACGGGTCTTGTTAACCTACCACTATCTGTATATAAATAAATCACATTTGATTCATAACTGAATGAAATGCTTGTATACGTTGGTATTACGCCATTACGTCTAAATAATTTCAACGTATTCACAATTTCAATTGGATTTTCAATAACACCAATCCAATTTCCATTTATAAATATTTTAGTCATAGATGCTAAAATACTAGAATTACATTCTAAAAGCAGTTTCAATGGTGTGTTCGCTCTTAACCACTTCATTAAAGGATAAGAGGAAAATCCATTTGTTATAGCGGTGCTAATTGCCATATGTTTGTGAAGACCAACATTACCTCCATCTGGAGTATCTACTGGATCAATGATGCCCCATTGAGAACTATGTAGTAAATGTGGTGCCACAACTTTTGATGTTGGATCCATTGACAAACTAATCTTTCTTAAATGAGAAATAAATGTAAACCATGACAATCTATTCAAATCTTGTACTAATCCAACTCGCTTTGTATTTTCATCCGCACCCCAATTACCCTTAAATCCTTTTTTAAATCCATCCTCAATGACTCGCACCTTAAAATATTCTTTGTAGTTATCTTCAATAAGACTTGGAAAATTCGCTCTATATTTACCTGGTTGATAGTAAAACTCTTTGTCCATTCTAAGAAAAATACTTTTGGCTTGAATTAAATAATATTCACGAAATAGTCCATAAATTAATGTTCCTGATGTTTCAATGCGTTTGAATTTAAAATTATCGCGATCCGTTGGTTTTTCTTGTCCCATATAAACTCTTAAAATTTTATTTACCATGAATCCAATATAATATGCTTTATTCAAGAAATTGTCTTCTCCAATATGAGGTAAAAAATAATTCATCAAAATGTCAATTACGGATGTAATCGTATTACGCTTTGTTAGATGACGCATATATTCTAAAGCATTCATTTGTGTAAATATTTGATTTGCATCATGAATAGAAGGAATAAATAAATCAAGCATATTAGAGTTTGCTTTTAAATCTAACAAACAATATTCTATTATAGATTTGTCAGATGCTACTCCAAGAGCTCTCATTAAAATAAATAAAGGTACAGGTTTTTTTATGTTAGGAATATCAACTACGATTTGGTTGTTAGTATAAACCGCATCAGGAGCAATAATTTTAACAGAAGAATAACGAATTGGTTTAGAACTGTCTTCGGATACAGAATGAACTTCACATGAATAACTATAAAGATCATCCGCTTTGTTTTTCCTAACATAAAGCATGTTATCCGCAAATTTTTCTTGACTTAATATACATTTTTCTTTTCCATCAATAATAAAATAACCGCCAAAATCATTGCGACATTCTCCTAAATTGAAGCGAGCTTCTGTAGATAGACCCCGCAAAATACATAAATTAGAATGAAGCATAATAGGAAATCGTCCTAGATATATTTTTTCTAAAATCTTGGTTTCAGAAACCATATTTTCATCTACATAATAATCAAGTTCTATATCTACATCATAATGAATGGTAATTCCATATGTCATGCTTCTTAAACGGGCATCATTTGGGTACATATAATGAGGAAATGGTTCGGGAATTTCATTAGGACTAATATCATCGTAAATAATTGGTTTTCCAAAATATATTTTGTCTCCATTTTTACCACCTAGAAATAAACGACATTCATTGGGATTTTCTTTGTCGCCAATTTTTACAGCCTTTTCTGTGGCTCGTTTGCCTTTTTTATCTGTTATGGTTTGAGTTTCACGTTCAACAAACCGAATAGGATTATTTTCTTTAAATATTTGGAAAATTCCTTTGCTAAAAAAATCATTATAAGAATCTAAATGATGTGCTACTAAATTGTATGGATTATCTTTAAAAAATTTATCTATTATGTTCCAAGCAATTGAATCAGGAGAACTCATTGTAATATATTATAATAATATAATGTTTTAATGTTTATAATGTTATTTTTATATAATATTTAATTATTGTAAAATCAAGTAACTAAAGATATAATGAATTAATTTAACTTTATAGCAAAACTTGAATTTATTTGACACATATTGTTAGTATATTGAACACAATATTCATCTGTTTCAGGTTCAGTATCACTAGAAATAGTTGCGATAATGCTTTTATCAAATCCATCATGCCAATTACCACCTTTTACTTCCTTTAACTCAACTATTTTATATATTGTATTATCTATTATTAGATTATTTATTGACTTTTTTATATGATCACCTACCATAAAAACAATGGACATACAAAATATATTAACTTATAATGTTATTTTTAATATATTTATTTTTTATTAGATCTATTCTTTTTTCCACCTTTATTTTTTACAGTTTTATTTTTTTTATTCATTTTATTTTCATTATCATTTGTTATCGTAAACGTCGTCCATGGTTGTTCTGGACGATCATTCAAATAAGGTCTCAAATAATCCCACTCTCTATGTTCATCACAGAATTTGTTCTTATCAAATGGAGTACCGCATGAAGAACCCCATCTTAAACTGAATGACATCGCTTTGGCCATTGTTGTATCGCATACATTTCCATCTAATGCGCCACGCGGTTGAAATGGTTTCGGTCTTGAAGGATCTGACATATATTCGCGCGCATCTAGCTCATAATGAGAGCAACATGTTCTAGAGCATGGATTTTCTTTTTTAAGATATACATCATAATGATCCGCTATAATTTCTTGAGCTATCTGTATATTGAGTTTTCCTTTGTGTTGATCCATTAATTCAGCTAATCGTACACGACGAGCTCCTTGATGACGACGTAAATCGTCAAAACCTGTATTTATACACTCTAAATTACGTATTCGTGGATCATATGGTGCGTTAAATCCAATAAAATAACCATCTTTAGTGCGTTCTACATTATTATATTTTAATCCTAACTCTATCCGCATGATTTCATTTGTATTTGTATCACCAAATAACCAAGAATTCGCATAGTCGCCTGAATTGCCATCTAATAACATTTTCTCATAGTCATCTAATGTATTTCCGTACTGCATGGCATTTCTTATTCGGCATGAAATAGGAACATTATTTTCATAAGCAATGAATCCACCTATAGTTGTTTCTGTACCAATAATTCCTTTAGAAGTGACAAAAAAATCAGTTCCAGACCAAATCCAACCTGGAAATCCCATCATAATAAAACGATTTCCTTTTGTTGGTTTCAAATCAACAACAACTCTAGCAAATTGTCCATCCACAAAGTTAGAAAAATTATTATGAGCAACTACAATTTTACCATCTGCTGTCCATGAACCATTGGCAATAAATGCGCTACAACGATCACCTGAACCGCCTTCTCTGGACCCAGCATTTGATTTTATAGCACCTCTTAAAGCAATACTTTCTTCTTCAGGCATATTTGCCCACCAACTTTCAGTTAAAGTAAAATAATTATTCCAAGCAACTATATCGTCTACATTCATTTTAAAACCTCCATCAGTACATCCTTCAGCAAAACCTTCCATCTCTTCGTAAAATTCAGGAAACATATCCATTATTTTTTGTTTGTAATATTTGTTAGATGCTTCAATAAAAAAATCCCATTTTACACCATAATCATTATAAATAATAAAATCCAATGTTTCTCTTACTTTTTTCATTTCTTTATAAATAAGTTTTCCATAAGCATATCCTCTCTCTTTAGGATTTCCTTTAATAGAAACATATAACCAACCGTTTTGTTCATAAGATATACCATTTTTTACTTTGTTTGTTTGAGATTTTGTATTTGATGTACTAATCATTACTATATTATACTATTACATTTTATTTTTTATTTTTTATTTTTTATTTTTCTTCTAATTCAGGTTCTACTTCTTTAATATCTGAATATTCCATATCTCCGGCAGACTTTGTTACAACATTGTATCGCATAGATTTTATTGTAGCAGAAGCTTCATCTGGATTTTCAGAACCAATATGTTCTGGAATAGAAATATTAAATGCTTTAGAAACTATATGCAAAAAACTAACAAAAAATCCCAATAAAATAATGAAAAAAGCGATAATATCACTTCTATAAATCTTTTCTTTTAAATAATATTGATTTATTATTAAAATTAAACAAAACTGTATAATTATTAATAAAAATGTATCTTGAGTAGGGGTAACTAATTCGTATTTATGTCCTATCATTACTGTAAACGTCATTACTAGCCAATCAAGCCAAGCAAATGGAATAGCCATTTTATAAGCTTCCCACATAGTTAATGATTTATAAGGTAGTGTCACATATTGACCCCACATTGATAGACTTTGAGCCAAAATAAATAAAAATAAAAATAAGGCATAATAAGGTAGTTTAGAATAATCCATTATATATATACTTTTGATAATTTTATATATATAATATATAATGAATTTTATACTATTAGTCATATTTTGGTTATTTCTAAATATAATGATTGGAATAACTATGGATTTTGCTTTGTTTACCCAAACAACTCCTGAAATGGCTGATGCCGGCATCATGATGAAAATATTATCTTCTGAATTTTGGGCATCTATTGAATGGATGTTTGTTATACCAGCACAACGCATTGGAATAACATTTTTAAATCCAGCACAACTAGCATTATCATCTTATGTTTTTGATTTTTTAGCTCAGTTATGGTCTAATGCGTTTTGGTTAAAATTACCAACAACTATTGATGATTATGTTGGTATGATATTGATATTGTTCGGCATGTATGCTGCTAAATTTAAAGTGTTTAATTAAAAATTGGTTGGAATAACAAACAATCTAGAATTATCTGTATTTAATGACATATCTAATGGAGCTGTGTAAATATCTCCAATTCCTTTTCCTCTATTATTAGGTGATGAACTAGTGAATGATTCAACTGAAAATAAAAGTCCTGATAAAATAGTGGCAACTAACAACAAAAATAGAAATATTATGTTGCGAATTCTAAAAATGTTCATTTTATATATTTATATTAATATATAAAATTAATTTATTGAAATTTAAGATCAATAAAAAGCTTAAATTTTATGATCCTAGGTATCCCTCAGTATTTTTTTTATTTTTTTTACGCTTATCCGTTTCATCTTTTTGGTACACCATAACGCTTCCTAAAATCACAAATAAAAGAACAAATGGTAACAAAACAAGAAACCAAGCAATATCCATGTGCCCGTCTTTACACATCAAATTCAGAATCCAAGTCCAGAAAAATATGTATGCTAATTTAAACGCAAAAACAGCCATTGTGCTAGGAACACGGCATGAAAAATTTCCTAAAGAATACATGCGAGAATTTCCGATATTTTGAATTGCCATAAAGGTTAATCCTACAAAGGATAAAATAAAGTATATATATGAAGGTCTGCAAAGTTCATTTAAACTTTTGGGAAATGCCATATTATGTATTATAAGTAGAAAAAAATTATATTAATAATTTATTTGAAGAAAGTGAAGATTTAGAAAATTGATCTTGATATGGAAGTGGACTTACTGGTGATTCATATCCATTTAACGTATTTGATACACTTTTTAAATTAAATTCTATACCTCTTCCTAAATCAACCAAATTTTGAGGCAATATTCCACCTCCTTTTACTTTTTTTGATCCCCCTAATTTCATCATAGTTTGCGGATCACCTCCATCATATAAATTATTTGAAAGATAATTACGTCCACTATCTACCCCATCTACACCTGGCCATCCTTTGATACTGGGTAACCATGCTTTATCTACAAACGGAGGAGGAACAGGAGCAGCAGATTTGTAAAAGTTACCGCCTTTCATACTTAAGCTTCTACCGCCTTTCATACTTAAGCTTCTACCGCCTTTCATATTCATTTGATTCCAAGAATAAGGTGCGAGCGGACATCCGCTGGAACCACAGCCTTGGCCTCCCATATGTTTACTACGCATGTGCATATGTTTACATGTTTTAGAACGACATTTAGAACAACCTTTCATATTGTACAATTTTTGTTTACGTGTTCTATTTCTTTTTGTACCTTTTCTTCTAAAAGATTTTCTAGGCATTATACATTATAGTAAGAGTAAAAATAAAAAATAAGTTTTATTTTTAATTTAATTTTATCTTTTTAAAAATTTATTCAATATCTACATGGGTTAACATATGTCGTCGGCAACACATTTTCTTCAAATTTAGCTCGTCCATAACTTCACCTTCCGGAGTTTTTTGGCTATATTCTTCAGTTAAGTAAATTACTCTTTCAACATGTAAATCTCGGGCCATTTTACGTTTTCTCACTTCTTCGCAATAATACGCATATTTATTGGCTAAAACAGTGCCACAAGTAAAGCATTTGATAGGAATGATCATTATTGATTGTATATATTAATAGGAATATATTTCTATATATTAATAATATTAATTTCAATTTTTTGTTTAATATAGATTTTCTGAAATAAATAATTTATATAATAACTAAGAATAGTAAATTATTGTAAAACAACCATAAATATTTGCATTATCTCCGGTAGTTTTATTTATTGTATAATTAAAACTACTTTCTGTTTTATTATATATAACAGGCACTCCTAATGCCGTAACCGTATTAGCTGGATTATATGTGCCGCTACCTCCACTATAATTACTAAGATAACTAGTTAAAACATAATAATTGGCACTTGAGTTATATGAATTTATACTAATTATTCCTGTGAGTTTAGAATCAGGTTCATTACCGGTATCTTTTATATTAAAATATGCATATTGAATAGGAGGAATTATTTTTGCTAAATCACCATTATATATATTTGAAAAATATTTGGTAGGTATATTATTTAACTTTGACACAACATAAGTCATATAATATAAATCTATAAAATAATATATTATTCTATAGATTTTATAGACCTGTATAAAAAATAATAAAAATTATTTTAATTGTAACTGCCGCGCTAGTATAAAAAGAATATGAAAAGGAATTATTTGTTTTATTATATATAGTAATTTGAGTTAAGTTCCTAGTATTAAATGATGGAGCTGCTCCATCTTGCGTTTCAAATGAAGTTAAAACTGTATATGAAGAAGAATAATTTATAATTGAAACAGTTCCTGTATTAAAAGTGCTCGTTGACTCACTTATATTGATAGCTGTATAAGAAATTATTGGAAAAAAATTTACTAAATCTTTATAAGAAGTTCCGCCAGTAAACAAATCTGATAAGAATTTACTATTTTGTGGGATTCCATTAACAGTAGATGGGGAATCAGTTGGCGCATAACTAACAGGATTATTATTAGCTATTAATAAAGGTGCATAAAAAAAAATTACAAATCGTAATGTTCCGGTAACAGTACCACCTGTATTTGTAAACCACCATTCAAATTGCCATGTTGACCCATTTAATATTAAATTGCTAAAAACTATGTTTGATGCTTTATCTGAAGCAACTGGTGAAGAAGGAGATAATTCAAATGAACCATATATAAAATAATTATTATTAGCACTATAATTAGGCGATAAGGTAACAAATCCATTATAACCAGTATTTTGATTTGCTGAAAAATTTGGATAACTCGCAAAAGAAACATATGTATAATTATATTTTTCGACAATATCTTCAGAAACATTTAAATAATTAATTACTGGAACCGAAATAGGAAATGAAAAAAATGACATATATAATAAATAAACAAATTAAAACCATATTATCAAATAGAATAAGAAATATGTTTTCAAAGATAGAACAACTAACAACTGGGTCTGATCATAATTCTCGTTTAGGATGGGATGAATATTTTATGTCTATCGCGCTACTCGCATCTTGCCGGTCGCCTTGTCAAAGACTACATGTTGGGTCTGTCATCGTTAAAGATAACCGTCTTATATCAATGGGTTACAACGGTTACATTAGCGGTGCCCCACATATTAGCCGTGTTCAAGATAATCATGAACAATCTATTATCCACAGCGAAATCAACGCCATCACAGATTGCGCGAAAAGAGGTACCAGTTTAGAAGGTGCCAAAATATATGTAACACATTATCCTTGTCCAAACTGTTTTCGCAGTATTGCGGCATCCAATATAAAAGAAATTGTATATTTAAATGATTACAAAAATGACCCAATTATTGCGATTTTAGCACAAGATGCTTCAATACAAATGCGATGTTTATAATAAATATAATTTTATAAATAATATTTTATGATTATATTTATATAGATGTCTGATTTAAATTTTAGTAAACCAATTATTTTAGTACCTACAATTATAATAGGAATAGGTGTACTTGGTGCTATAGCATATGGAATAAAATCAAAAATGTCTGGATCAGGAGAAGATGCTCAATCTGTTTATTCAAGTGATAATGAATCTGTGAGAAGCCCTTCATTAGATTCTAATGAAAGTGTAGATTCTATTGGAGCTGAATTTAGAAATCCAAGTTTTAGTTCTAGTGATTCTATAGGTGGGTCCCGTAAAAAGAGAAAAGGAAGGGGTAAAAAATCTAAAAAGTCTAAAAAATCAAAGTCTAAATCTAGGTAATAGATTATACTTTTTTCCAAGAACATATATTATTTTTATTTGGTCTAGATATGTATATGTTTCCATCATTCCCTTTCATTTTTTTATTACAATTTTCGTTTGCTGGGTATGGTGGAGATTTTCTATTTTTATATTTTTTTAAAGTTTTACTATGATTATTGATCGCCTGTTTTCCTGAAACATTTTTTATTTTTTCGGTTATATTTTTACGCTGTTGTGTAGTTAATTTTAAAGGATTTGTTTTTGTTTTTAACGCATATTTAATATTGCGGATCCAACTTGTCTTACAACTTCCATTACATGACCCAGTTCCAATTTCAGATAATATTTTCATAGCTCCATTATAAGTACCAATGAATGGCATATATATTTTATATATATTAAAATCATTTTTATAAAAACTTGTTTATAAAGGATTCACATCGTATTTAGTTCCTTGCCAAAAATAAGCACTTAGTGTTTTTAAATTGTCAGTATATGTGGGTCCGTTTTTGTCACCAGCCATACATTTTTCTGAGTTGTTAGTTGATTTTGTCCAAACACAGCAAGTAGTTTGTTGACATCCATCTTCTGTCAATTGACCACATGATTGTTCTAATTTGGCAGAATTGCCTAAATGACTTTGGCAAAAACTATCACTTGGATTAAGCTTTAAATTATCTAGTTCTTTTGTTATACTACTGGTCTGTTCATCATTATCAAAAGTTTCAACGGTTACTTGCTGAATTAGTTTAGATTCGGGTTTAGGTGGGTTCAAATTCCATCCTATTATACTAATAATAATTAATAACGCAAAAATAACAGATACAACAACAGCTATACTAACATAATTTTCTTTAATAAAGTCAATAATTTCACTCATAAAATATAATAATATTATTATTATTATATTTTTATATATTATAATGGCAAGAACGAGAAGAAATAGAAATAGAAGAAATAAAAATTTTATCAAGCGAACCTTTAAAACTGGAATAAAAGCAGCATCTACCACCTCAAAAAAATATATGCCTAAGGTAAAAACAGGATTAGAAAGTGTTGGTTCCAAAGTTACAAAAACAGCGACAAAATCTATTCCTGTTTTACAAAAAACAACGCGTAAATTATTTAGCATGTTAGGTATTAAAAAGATACATTAATTTAGAATATATTTTAATTAACAAATTTCCAATATATTATTTTTGATAAATTCACATGTTTTGTCGTTATAATAAAGATGGTAAAATGTTAACATGTTTTGTTTAAATGTATTATCACCTTTAGATATAGCATTTCTATGTAATCCAAAAATTTTAATATGGGGGATATTAATTATAGGTAATGCGTTGTCTTCATATGAATTCCATTTACCTAAATCACCATTCATAATAGAAGAGTAATTAACGTTTGTTATATCACAAAATTGTATTTTATTTTTAAAAATTAAATAAGTTATATATAAATAAAATTCCGTATGTAAATCAAATCTTTTCATAAAAAAATTAAAAAATGTATCATTTTCTTTTTTAACAATATAATTAATCATTTCCAATACATCATCTTTACACATTAAAAAAGGAGTTGTTGTTAAAAATATATTGGGTTCTTTAGTATTTTTAAAATCATATGGATCTTTTATTTGAAAATAATCTAAACAAGAATGATAATATTTAATCATAGGGCCTGGATCCCATACAAATAACTTAGGAAATCCATTTTCATTAAAATAATCGCTATATATAATATTTTTTATAAAATGATTTTTACCATCCAATATTAAATAATATTTACTTTTTACAATATTTGCTACAAATAATTTTAATATTTGCTGTTTATGCCAGGGAAATTCTAAAATATTATTTTTAAAACATGTATCAATATCATGATTATATACAACAGTAACCTTACTTCTTAAATATTCTGGATAAAAAGGAAGTATATCATCTATATTATAATCTCCTATATCATTGTATATAATATAAATGTTATTAATTAAATTGATATCAACATATTTCATAGAAATAGCTTGTAATTTCATTAAATTTAATTCTGTTTTATTATTATAAATAATAGTGACAAAATCCATATAATTATAATTATTATTATTATTATTATTTAATATCTAATTTATTTAATTTATTTAAATAATTTCTTTTATAATATTTCCCTTGGTTGTCCTTACTTTTTTATATCTTTTTTCGCTTTTTTCTCCTGTATGAAACTCATCATGACATTTTTGGCAAAGATTTAATAAATTTGCTGCGTGATTTTTATTCAATTGAAGTCCTGTGTTAAGCAACTGTATTCTACCTTTCTGATCTGCGTCCTGTTGATGAATTAAGTGATGTACATCTTCAGCCAACCCTTTTTTACAATATTCACATAATCCCTTTATAACTGATGCGTTATAATGAGATTTCTTTTGATCTAAAATACTAGCTGATTCAGGATGATATTTCATACGAATTGAAAGTGCTGATTCCAAAAAATCTTGAGGCAAGCTAAGTGACTTACATACTTCCAAGCCATACATATTTGTTCCTGGACCATCTTTCAACTTTCGGTCATATATTAAACA